GTGGTGTTCAACATCGAAGCGCACGACGGGGCCCGCATGGTGCAGGTTTCGTTCGATCGCACAGACACATCAGTCACCCTTGGCGACGAAGAGACAGCCGTTCACGAAACGGTTCAGTTTCTGCCGAAGGGCCAAAAGTTCTCCGAGCATCTCACGGCGGTCGTGGCCGACGTGAAGGCGCTCACAGACAGGGCAGAGGAAGTCGTGGCTCTCCGTGCTGCCAAGGACAAAACGATCAGCGATGACGCTGCTGGGTCGCTCACCGACATCGGTGCTGGCCTCGAGCGCATCAAAGCGCTGATCGAAACGTCCGAACCCATTCCATCAGACGACACCGATTTCAACGCGGACGTGGAGTTCGCCCGGTTCGTCGCCAACACTCAAGGAGTCACACTGTGAGCACTCTCACATTCCCAGAACTGACCGAGGCGCAGGGCAAGCTCGACGCCAAACGCAAAGAACTCGCTGACATCTTCGCGCAGGCCCGACCGGGCGGCGAAGGAACCATCGACCTGTCGTTAGTCAAGGACCGCGACAACGCCGCGGCCGACATCAAGGCACTGAACGACGAGATGACCGATCTTGGGATCAAGGTCGACGAACTCTCCGAAGTCCGCAAGGCCGCGGGTGTCATCGATACCCATCAGGGCGGAGCCGCCCAAGACGAGCCCACGGCCAACACCAAGGCCCACAAGTCATTCGGTGCTGAAGTGATGAAGTCCTCGGCGCTGAAGAACAAGGGCACTGCGGCCAACATCGATTTCGACATCAAGACGCTGTTCGAGCGTTCGGCTGGTTGGGATCCCGAAGTTATCCGTGATAGCCGGGTCGTGCTCGCCGCTCAGCGCCCGGTACAGGTTACTGACCTGTTGCCTTCGGTGCCGTGGAGCCAGAAGGCTTACTCCTACATGGAGGAAACCACCTTCACCAACGCTGCTGCCGAGCGAACCGAAGGCGCCGCATATGTCGAGTCGGCATTGGCGCTCACCGAGCGCACGGTCGTCGTCGAGTCGATCGGCACTTTCATTCCGGTCACCGACGAACAGCTTGCTGATGAGCGGGCCGCGGAGGCATACCTGAACACTCGTCTGCCGTTCATGGTGCGTCAGCGCCTCGACGGTCAGATCCTTGTTGGTGACGGGAACACCCCGAACATCGAGGGTGTCAACAGCGTCACCGGGATTCAGACGCAGGCCAAGGGCGCCGACCCGACGCCCGACGCCGTGTACAAGGCTATGACGAAGGTCAAGGTCACCGGCCGCGCCACACCGAACGCGATCGTCGCTCACCCGAACGACTGGCAAGACGTCCGGTTGCTCCGCACGTCCGACGGCATCTACATCTGGGGTTCACCCTCGGAGGCAGGCCCGGCCCGTATCTGGGGTGTGCAGGTCGTCGAGTCTGACGCTCAGACCGAGAACACGATGGTCGTGGGCGACTTCGCGAACTACTCGCTGCTCGTGGTCCGGTCCGGCATGGAGATCAAGGTGTCGGACAGCCACAGCGATTACTTCGTGAAGGGCAAGCAAGCCGTTCGCGCTGGCGTTCGCGTCGCCGCTGTCTGGTTGCGACCAGCGGCGTTCGCCACGGTCACCGGCGTCTGACCATTTGGTCATCTTGAACCCGCGGGGCCTGTTGGCCCCGCGGGTTCACCCGTTCATTTCACGCACTACCCCAAGGAGTACCCATGCCCGTCATCGAACCAGCCGCGGCCGTCAATGACGGCACTGGCACTCGCATTGTTTCTCAGTCGCTCGGCTCACCCGTTGTGCCGTCGACTACCGCTATTCATGCTGCCGTCACCGACGTCGGCACGGAACAGACGATCACCACGTCCATCACGGCCCCTGACGTTCCCCGCGTCGTCTCAGCTACTGCTGGTGGCACCGCTGGCGACATCAAAGCCATTCAGGTGACCGTCAACGGCACCGACGCTTCTGGTGCCGTCATCACCGAAGCCCTGCCAGCGTTCACCGTGAACACTGCCGGTACCGTCACTGGCGCCAAGGCATTCGCTACCGTGACATCGTTCGTCATCCCTGCCCATGATGGCACTGGCGCCACCACGGCGCTCGGGCACGGCGCAGCGCTCGGGCTCGGCGTTCATTTGGCCCGCAACACGGTCATCTCGGCGTTCTTCGGTGGGGTGCTTGAAGGCACAGCTCCGACTGTCACTACTTCGGCGACGGTGTTGAGTTCCAACACCGCTGACCTGGACTCGGCATCCGACGGTTCGGCCGTCATCATCGACTTCTACCAGTCATGAGCGGTGTGATTATCCATAAGGGCGCTGACGTGTTCGTTGACGCCGACTGGTCGAAGGTGGTCCCCGGTAACTCGCCCGAGGCTGCGTTCCTGTTGGTCGGCTCGAACGGTCGGGTTCCGGCCGAATACGCCGACCTGTATCTGGACTCACTGAAACTCGACGAGGTTCAGCCAGCCGAGGTCGAACTGCCAGTGGCTGAACCAGAGCCACCAGCCGAGGTCGAACCGCCAGTGGCTGAGACGGCAAAACCGAAGCGGTCCACGAGCCGCAAGACAAGGAGCTGATATGGCCCTTTCATCCCCCACCGCCGTGACGGTTCTCACAGCCGCGATTCTGTTGTCGGGTGCCGAAACTGGTTCGTCGTCGGGGCACACCGCCATCGTGCAACCCGCCGGAACGATCTACGTCGGCGGCTCCGACGTGACGACTTCCACGGGTATCGCCATCACCACAGGTGTTGCCATGTCGTTTCGCCTGGAGGCAGGCGAGGCGCTCTACGGCATCTCTGCGGGGTCCGTCGTGACCGCCGTGCTGCACCTCGGCGTCTGACCCTTTGCCCACCCGACGACGACAGGAGCGTGATCGCTGATGACAACCCCCCGGTATCTCACCGTCACGTCATATAAGTCGTGGGCGAACGACGAAACCAGCGCTAGTGATGCGTTGATCGAGGAAGCGATAAACGCATCCGAAGAATGGATCGACGCTCAAGCCGGCCGCACACTCGTGCTGGTTGATGGTGGAACGTCAGCTACGGCCCGATCGTTCCGCCCGACCGGGTCCAGCGTCCTGACGATACGTGACGCCGCGGAGATCACATCGGTGGTCGAGAACAGCGTCGCGCTCACCGTCGACGTTGACTACGTGGCCGAGCCGTTCGACAACGAGAATGAACTGACCGGCGCATACCGGCCGTTTGATCGGCTCACACGGCTCGACACCTGCTGGTACATGAACGGCGCACGCCCGACGGTTGTCGTCACAGCTAAATGGGGCTGGACGACGATCCCGCCAGTGATCGTGACCGCCGCTCGCATCTTGACATCTGACTGGTTGGCGAACCGTCAGGTACGTCTCGGTGTTGTCGGGTCGACGGCTGACGGTTTCTCGATCGGTGTTCGTGAGAACCCGAACGTGCAGCGCGCCATCTCGACGATCATGGGCCGCAACTCTGTGCAGGTTGCCTGATGGCGCTTGACGTTGAGGCGGTCCATAACGCGCTCGCCGCACAACTCAAGGCGAACCTCGCTCGCATCGCAAGTATCAACGTCGCCGCTTTTCCGTTCTCTGATATGGAGCGGCCGTTCATCGAAGTTCACCCCGGTTCACCGTGGGTTGAATATTGGGGCACGTTCGGCGCCGGCGGTATCGCCTTCGTCAACGTCACAGTTCATGTCGAGCTTCAGGTTGCCAACGGTGAGACGTGGCTATCGCAGGCCAGTGCCCTGTTATCGGCCGGCACCGGCAAGACGAACTCGATCATCGATGCCATTCTCACCGACCAAACCCTCGGCGGTGTCGTCATGACGTGTCAAGTCAGTGATCCCGATTGGTCTGATTCGCTCGACTCGTTCGGGCAGATTGCCGAGATCCCGGTACGTATCGCCCTCCGCAAGACAGGAGCACAAGCCTAATGAAAGTTTGCAATTCGCAGCACACCGTTAAAGCGTTCGGGGTGATCCCGGTCGGCTCTGTGTGGGCTGACGATTCGCCGTTCCTGACGGATGACAACGCCGCCAACTTCTCTGACGTGCCTGAACCGACCCCTGAGCCTGCCAAGCCGGTGAAACCGGTTCGCAAGTCCAATCTTCGAAAGGCGTC